CAGATATTGTTCTGCCTTTTGCTTAGGAAGATTGCCAACATCAATGTAGAAAATTCTACGTTCTGGTGCTCTACTTAAACGATAGATTACCAAAGAGTCTTCAATCATACGAAGTTGATTGAGAGACTTAATTGCTTTGTGGAGATATGAAAGAGTTGATCCCTTATTTCTATCTACTAATCCAGATGTACAATAAGAAATTGCATCTCTTGCAATTTTAATTCCTTGACTTGCGCTGGATTGCATGGTATTTCCACCATATCCAGTCTTAGGATTATAGATAAAATATTCTTCAATCTCTGGGAAATCATAATCCATAGGATTATCATTTCTAACATTTACTAATTGATTATTTCTACCATCATTTGGTTTTTTCTTTTGCTGACGAATATAACGCATTTTCATTGCGTCAATATATCTCAACTCTTGAATTCCTTCTTCAGGTTTCTTTAAGTCAATAATTTTATGATAATAAATTCTTCCGTCAATATACCAATTTCTATAAATTTCATGTGCCTTCTTATCAAAATCAAGAAGGTCAAGAAGATATTTAAACTCTTTACGAATTATATTTTTAATACCATCACTGGCATTCAGATTTGAAAGTTCAATCTCTACAGGACTGTCATTACTATCGGATACAATTGCTTCATTTACAATATCTTCAATTGCACTATCTGCTTCAGGGTGAAGTGACATTTCACGATATCGTTTGATTAAATCAAACTCAGTTCTAAAAACACCTTCAATATCGACATGCGTACCAAAAAAACCACTACTCGCATAGTGGTCATTCCCGTCCTCATTGTTGGGAGGAACGGGACTGACTGCACTAGGAGATAGTGGTTCTGTGTCCTCAATAGAGAACCCAAATAATTTGGATGCCATTATTACAAGTTAACTTTAGTCTGATCTATTTATAGATCAATCAGCAGTGCCATCTGGGGACCAATACTGGACTTGGAATTCTACAGTGAATTCTTCGATAGTATCAGCTGTGTCATATGACAAATCAATAGCAGCAATGTTCGTTGGAAAAAGTCCATAGAACCTATACTTCTTAGCAGTCTCAAGACCCTCACCAGATACTGCAGCAGTATCGGATGCAGCTCTTCTGAATTGTTTGACAACAGCATCAACTTGATAATCTGCTGGATTGAGCAGACCAGATCCATCAGCATATTGTGCAATCTGTTGCATCCATCCTTCCATAGAAGTACGGATAGTAAAGTCATTATCATTAATGACTGTAACAGTCCAAGTATCAAAGGTTCTGTCTCCAGCAACTTTGAAAATTCTACCTCTAAAAGGAACGTCAATCGATGCTACGTTTGACGCAGGCAGTTGTGCTGCCTTACATAGAATAGAGAAATTATCTGAACTATACCCGTTGTCACCAGATCCAGGGAAAGACGTTAAGTCTACCTGGAATAGATTGGGGCGGGCACCTCCCCCAATCAGAGTTGATTTGATTTTTTCGATAGAGTGTGGCATTTTTTAATCCTCCTTTTGTTATTTAGATAATGCTATCAAACTCTGCCAACTACTTCTTCGAAACTAACACCAGTACGGGTAGCAACGAAGGTAAGTGTTACATAGTTAATTGACTTAGCAGGCTTCAGGAAGATGTCTGCTCTAAACTCATTATTATCAATGATGTCTGGAGTGTTATTTGTGCTATCACAAACAACCATAAATCCGAAAAGACCTCTCTTTGCTTGGATGTCACGAAGATAAGGTTCTACGATGTTTTTAAAGTTTGCTCTTGTTAACTCATCGTTCAGTTCGAAGAGTTGAGCTTGTGCTGCTTTCTCTAATGCTTGTTCGATTGTAAGGAACAAACGACGAACATTGATTCTGTCAAACGCAGAAGCATATCCAAGAGCAGTCTTATCACCAAAGAGAAGTGTTCCAATACCAGGTGTGGTAACGAAAGAGTTAACTCTTGCGGGATACAAACGATCTCTTTGTGCTTTATTGGGGTTATATGCTAGTTTAACTGCATTATTAATAACACCACGTTGCTGACCAGCAGGTGAGAACCAAGGATAAGCAACAATTGATGTGCGAGTCATGAGACCAGCAATATCAGCATTTGTTGGGATGTAACGGAACTCGTTGTTAAATCTATCATATTGATACTTATATCCACTATCAAACGTCGCGTAAGACGAAGAAGAAAGTGAACTGAAGTATTTGATTAGATTTTCTGTCTGGGTGTTGGTATTAGTAATATTAACTAAATTTTCTCTGTGAGGACCAACTGTTGCCATACAATCTTTTCTATCTTCAGCAAGAGAGATTAGATAGTTTGCTTTTGCTTGCGATTCTGGTTCAGTTGCACAACCTGGACCCATGATTAGGTAGTCAACTTCAATTTCATCTTTATTACCAAAGAGTCCATATGAAGTGATGAGGTTTGAAAGTTCTGCTTTCATTCCACCAGTTGCGGAATAGTCAACACCACCACCAAAGGTATATGTAACGTTTCCAATTCCAGCAAATGTTACATCTTGAGCATCTTGTCCCCAGAGTCCGTCTGCAGTTGTGACTTGAACAAAATCAGTGGAGAATCCAGTTGCTCTAGGCATTGTTCCAAAGTGAGCATCTAATGCATTTGATGGATTATAACCAGCATAGATGTTAGCAGAGAAGTCTGCAAGGTAATCCTTGTAGAAAATTCTTTGAGGGGCATTCACATTAGAAATTGCATCTCCTGCTTTGGACAGGTTGACATGCTTTTCAATAATATTACCTTTAATACCAGTAACAGATCCTTGATCATCAACAACGACAACATGAATTCCATCGTTCTTACCGCTTCTGTCGGTTACATAAACATTGGAAACAGGTCTTGGAGCAATAGATCTCCAGAAAGTTGTTGCGTTTGTAAGACCTAGAGTTTGTTGCTCATACCAGTCAACTGCCGTAGTTGGGGTATAAACTGCAGATGCAGCTCCAAGTCCTGTACTATTAACACCAGCATTATTAACAAAGTGAAGTGCTTTAGCTGTTCCAAATGCTCTTGTTTCAGAAGCTTCTTGATAAGTAACTGCAGTTTCTGTTGAACCACCACCAACTGTTTCTACACGAGAAACAATTTTAATATCAATTGTACTGGAACCACCACTAGCATCTGTATTAAGACCAACGATTATGCCCTTCAGGAATCCAGTGAATCCAGAAGTACTTCCAGTACCAGGAATTACTGCATTGTCTAATGATGCTGTTACACCAAATCCGATAGTTGCACCAGCAAGACCAAGAGCAGTTGTTGCAACACCAACTCTTTGGTCAGCAAAGTCGTCAATTGTGCAAACTTTTAATCCATTACCCCAAGTTCCAGGGTTTTTTGCAGCATAAGTAAAATTGGTTGCTCCAGTATAAAAACCAACGTAATCATCGTAGTTCTTTATTTTAAGACTAGTGGTTGATGCAATACCAACACCAGCATTAGCATTATTAAGGTTAGTATCATCTGTTCTTACTACCTTAAGGACTCCCCCATATGAAAGATATGAAGATGCACTCATCCAGTATTCATACTGTGAGTCGGTTGACATAGGCTTACCAAAAGTATTGATAAGATTTTGTTCTGTAGAAATGTCAATTGGGTCGTCAATTGGTCCAATTTTGAAAGGTCCAGCAATTGCACCAATGTTGTCTAAGACATTATCAGCTCTTCCTACTGTTAGGTCAACCTCCCTGGTTAATACTCCAGGAGATAATTGAGGAGTCGCCATGTTTTGATTCTCCGTGATCTCAGTTTAGAAATATTTATTAAAATGATACTTTTCATAGGGGAAACCTGACGTGAATTACCAATCTGGATATTCCCAATTTTGAACTTTAGGTTTTTTTGTTTCCATTATTCTTTTGATGGTACACTCTTTACACTCATACGAATATGATGATGCTACTGGTCCCCTATCTTTTCTAGTTCTATAAAAACTTTCTACAAGATTTTTTAGTTCACCACAAGATCTACATTTTCTATCTTGAAGTAGAAGGTGACCAAGTTTTATTTGACCATCTAAATCCATTAACGATAATCCCACATGTATGACATATCACCATATTCACCAACCGAAGCATTAGACCAACGATCACCTTGAGCATCAATAAAACTATCTTCACTTAATCCATCATTTAAAAATCCAAATGGTGCCATGTCTTGTTCAATTTGATTTTTTTGTTCTTCATATAACCTTTTCCTAACATCTTGATCAGTTAGTTCTTTAAAGTAGTCCATTTGGACCAACCAAGCATAAATGACAAGGCACATAGCAAGGTCATCATTACAACCTTCTTCTGCCTCAAATGAGTTATGTTTTGAGATAAAGGTAGTCAGTTCGGAGATAATTTCATAGTCATTGAAGATAAGTTTATCTTCTTCAATAAGAGTCTTGAGATTAAGTGATCCAACTTTTTTCACAGTCTTGGACATCTTAACTCCTAATTGAGTTTTCTTACCAGAAAATCCTTGGCCAACAATTTGCCCCGCTCTACCTCTCATAGAGCACATAAGAAGATTTTGATATTCTAAATCATATTGAAGAATACTTGCAACTTGATCTCCAATATCATTAACTTCACATAGAATGTATGCACTATTATAATTTCTTGCTAATTCATAAATGATATTTGGAAATAACATTGGTTTAATGTCATTGTTTCTATATTTTGCAACTATCTTATGTGGAAACTCTGTAATATCAAAAACAACAAAAGCAGAATAATCCTCTCCAACTCCTCTTGCAACGTCAACTGTCATCACATAATCATGATCATTTTCTGGAGGAAGATAAACATCTAATCCAGCATTTCTTTGAATTGGATTATCATAGACAAAAGTTCTTAACTTACTTGGAGCGATTAAAGTATTGACGGATCCTAAGAACTCACATTCAAACTCAACTTTAAACTGTGCTTCTGAAGTGTTTGCAATAGTAGTTGCTTTCCATTTTTCATCCCTTCCAGGAACTTCTGACCAGTGAACATCCGTTGGAATATATTCATTACTTCTATTTTCTGCATCATGCCACATACGGTAGAAGTGATTCATACCGTGTGGTGTAGATACAATAATTACTTTGGTGTTTTTACCAGAAGTAAT